GCTGGTCGGCCGTAGTTGCCTACGGATCTTCTAAAGAAGACATCATCCACTTCTCAGGTGGATCGCCGACTTTCGTCGACGCCGGTGTTGTTTCCTCTAGAAGCCAACTTTTTCTCTCATTTTTCCATCGACGAATTCGGTCAACTAACGCGAATGCGCATGGAAGGTCGGAGACGAACTTCGGATACGTTGGCATATCCGGTTCCAGACACCTTAGTTCTGCTTTTCTTTTGTCTTCCCAGTACTTGGCGCAGCAAGATAAAATCTTGTCCTCGTCTGGTTTCATTTCTGCTGCACGATAGACGTCCGAAAGACGTCGTGCATCCTTGACGACTGTGGTGGTGAAATTAACCTTTTCCTTTCGGAAAAGTTCGTACTTACGTACGACCACAACCCGCGCAGAAATTGCTTTTCGCTCCTCCTCTTTGGTTAAGAAATAACCATAGGGTCGGTCACACACGGTGAGAGGATTGAAGGCCACAGGTCTTTCAGACCTAGGCGCCGCTCTCAATGCTTTCCGGATCTTACGATCTCCCAAAAGTGACAAGCGATAACGCATCGGCAAAGTCGAAGGGAACTTATTGTCCTGACGGGCAAGTATGTGCGCATTGAGTCGCACAATTCTCCTAAAACTCTTCAGCGAAGTCGCCGCTTCCATAGCGACACGCAGCACGTCCTGGGTGTCCCCAGACATGAAAAGTGCAGCCAAATTTTCTTTCTTTTTTAAGGTACCTCTTTCGAAAAGGGTGGAATTGATTTCTCCCTTCTCTTGATCGACCATGGTTTTCTCAACGTTCACTACTAGGCCCACCGAGTTTCCCCAGCGGCGGTGACACGCGTCATAGTCGTCCGAATTAACGGTAGGTGACCTCAAAAGTAAATCATCGCCGTTGATGAGACAACGATGGGAGGACCATTCCTTAAACCCCACTTTCTTCTTTTCGAACAAATCTAGCATCGCTAGATCAACGACTGTTTTATTAATGAGACAAAGCAATGGGAAAGACATCAAACTTCCCATGGGCTGACCGCGGTCAGCGACTCGAGGTATGCCAGAAATCCGAAGATTGCATACAACATCGAGACATTTGATCTCCTCATTAGTAAGCCAGTCGGCTTGTTCTTTCAAAACCTCAACTGCCGCCCTACAATAAGCCGCTTTAATATTGTCCGTCGCGGCCTCGTAGTCGTACGACATCAACGGCCCGAGTCCGTTGAGGTTTTTTACCTTCTCGTCGGTCGGGCTACCGACGAGAAGCCATCCCTTCCTAGAGATGACCTTCCACAAAGCTTGGTGGATGGGAGCAAGAATCTCGGAATTGTAACTGCTGTACATAGTCACGATTCTGGGCTTGCCTGAAGAAAAGACAACTTCAGGTACCGCATCTTGGGAAAACTCTTCCTCCATCCAGTTACCGCCTTCACGGCGAGAATAACCGGATGTCGCGTGCCCATTCGGGATATAGGCACTTCTCTTCTGATCCCAACCTTTAGGAACGTTACACCTAAAGACTTGCTTAAACCGCGCAACATCGTCCCAATCGACGTCACACGTTTGGAAAAGCTTTTTTTTGTACTCTCTGATCCGGGGGAGGCAGGCCTCTCCGCAATTGTCGCAGGCACGTCTTACGATTTTAGACGTGGTCTTCACAGAGAGCTCCGAGACACAGTCAATGTCATCGAAGCACTGTCTTACGCCTTGCCGAAAAGTTAAACAGCTAAGGTCGTGAGGTAACCCACGGACTGGCTTCAAGCGCAGGGTTTTTTTCAAATGCCGAAGCACCTGGCGTGCCTTCCTCTTTAGATCCCAACTTTTTAGACACATACGGTCGGGGTCGCAACAACGCTTATTTCCGTAGAAACAATCGGAATCGCTACAAGTTTTTTCTTTGTTTATACTCTCCGAAAAGCCATCTAAAGCAACTTGAGAGTCCCCAATATTTTCGGGTATGGGACACAACGGCTTGGATTCTTTAGGAACATCCGCTCTCTTCCCTTCTGCCATTGTTTCAGGTGCAGAAGAACCTTCCCTAAGTTTTTTATAGAGTCTTCTTTCTCTAGCGCAGGTTCGTCTTTTTTTTATCGTCGCAACCTTACGACGGCTCACATCCACCCAAGCGGCGGTTCCCGCAGATCCCTCAGTCGGGTACTGTCTGCTCACTTCCCTCACGGGAAGGCAAGCCAAGGCAGGGCCGCCGTTAACCTCCCGAAGGAGCGGCACTTTATGCCCCCTATGGGGACGGCCCACCGTCTTACTGGATGGAGCAACATGATCAAAAAGAACTTCGAACGGATTCGGAGAGACGGTGATCATGCTGGTTGTACTTTTCATTCTTTTATGAGGTTTTGTATTCGCGTCGAGATACGGCTTACCTCAGCCACTTCTCGGAGCATGACTGGTCATGACCCCGACCCGAAGGTCTCCCACTTTGTGGTGGTCAGAGGGGTTTCTTTGCTCCACGGTAAGAAACCCAAGACGAAGCGCGTCACCTCATGGGGTTTATCATCCCCCACTTGGCCAACCGGCCCTACCATTCTTTCAGACCGAGATCCAGGTCTATAAACACGGAGCGGTTACGCCGTGAGTGTAAACACTCGAACAGTAGGG